TTCACTAGTATCTATAAACTTACCGTTGTTTTTTAGGTAGTTATACTTAGCACGTTCTTCCAGAGAAAACCCCTGCGTCATGTCGTAGTTGCCCATTCTGCGGGGAATTTTCATGTACAGCGTTGTGGCGTCGTAATTGTAGGGGTAATCTATTTCTAGGGGAGAACTAAGGGTAGCGCTAATGCTGGCGTTTGATTCCCTAATCTTGTCGATAAAAGGCTTCTCGTACACGTTCATGTACGCATAATTTTCAAAGTTATTGCCTAGGTTAGCCATCTCCCCACGGCCGGGATCGTAACTATTTTCCGCGTTTGTTGTCTCTTGCGCTAACTTGGCCTTTAGTGCGGGATCTGTTTGCTGTTGTTGGTACCAAATGGCTAGGTCAAATTCTGGGTTATCTTTCGCCCATTGTTGTTTAGCGTCTTGCTCGGCTAAACTGTTTGCCAAGATAGTGTCTCTATCAAGCGGAGGTTGCCCAACTATCTCCCGCATTCTATTGCTGTATGCAATAGCGTCGAACCCTATGTCTACGCCTCGCTGGTATAGAGCCTCTGCCCGAGCTTTGTCTTCCTTGGACATAGAAGATCCCGAAGGCGCTCCCTCTGCGTCAGTGGCAAGACTAGCGACATACTCTTCGGCTTCGGCTTTCTCGTCGGCAACAATCTTGTCGGCAGCAGCTTTCTCGTCGGCAACAATCTTGTCGGCAGCAGCTTTCTCGTCAGCAGCGGCTTTATCGGCAGCGGCTTTATCGGCAGCGGCTTTATCGGCTTTAGCTTTGGCGTCGGCTTTATCGGCAGCAATCTTGTCAGCAGCGGCTTTATCGGCAGCGGCTTTATCGGCAGCGGCTTTATCGGCAGCGGCTTTATCGGCTTTAGCTTTGGCCGCGGCAGCAGCATCGGCTCTAGCCCTTTCAGCGCGATCCATGCTTTCGCGTTCATCAATTAGTGCTTGCCTATCGGCTTTAGCTTTGGCAGCGGCGGCGGCATCGGCAGCGGCTTTAGCTTTGGCGGCAGCATCGGCAGCGGCTTTAGCTTTGGCGGCAGCATCGGCAGCATCGGCAGCGGCTTTAGCTTTGGCGGCAGCGGCAGCAGCATCGGCTTTATCTTTATCGGCAGCGGCTTTATCGGCAGCGGCTTTATCGGCAGCGGCTTTATCGGCTTTAGCTTTGGCAGCGGCGGCATCGGCTTTAATTTTATCGGCTTTAGCTTTAGCAGCGGCTTCGGCGGCTTCCCTAGCTTTTACCTTAGCCGGTGTTTCTATTACTTCTTCTGATCTTGGCACGCGTTTACCCCTTAGTTCGATAACTTAGCATTGGTGAAGAGGCAAACTTTAAATTTAAATTTCATATGGCCGTTCCTGTAAATAAAACCTACCTAGCCTAATAAACAAGTTATTCCTGAAGCTGCTGGATGTTCAAGTTAGCAGCAGGGGAGCCGGGGGCAAAAGCAGTGGCACCAACCGCTGCCATAATAACCGCAGTATCTGTAGCTGCAAACATAATCTCAATATAATCCCCCGCAAGGAGTGAGACTGATTCGTTCAAAATGCCAAGACGATACCCCCCGTTGGTATCCACTGATACTAGCCGAGAAGATTGCACAACGTCTGTGCCATTTTTACGAAGCCACGCGTATGCGATCTTAACCGATGCGTTACTACTGGAATATTGCAAGGTGCAAGTAATGCCGTAAAAGCCCGATTCCACCACTACTATGCGGGAATTAGGTGTTCCAATAAACACACCATTAGTAACAACAGCCGTGTCAAACGGAACAGCATAGGCAGTGTTAGCGGCTGCGGCAGTGTAGTTAGTTGTGCGAGCAAACGTGCCGTAATACTCCTGCAACGTAATAGTGGGGCGCACAAAAATAATCCCATCGGTAGTCCCCACCTTTACCACCGCCGCAACAACAACCACGTTATTCGGTGCTGTGGGCTTGATGTTTGTAAACCCCCCCGCCGTACTGGGAGAGGCGTATAGAACATCCCCTTGGGTAAACGAACTTGTGTTTATATCCCGGACAAACCCCCAAACTGTGCAGTAACCTCTGTCTCCCGAATCTGGCAGATCATGAGTCATTACGCCAAGGATATACAGCGTTGACTGCGAACCATCAGCAAGGTAGGGGCTTACTTTAAGAGTATCATCTGTTGCTCCGGCAAAACCGACAACCGTGCCATTAGGTATAGTTATCCCAGTTTCGTTGGATACCCGAGCATAAGTCTCCTGACCTATCTGCTGCACAACCCCGTAATCCATATTAAGCTCAAGAGTTGCATCATCAGGATCCCAGTCTAGGCGACCTACCTGATGGATAGCGGGGGTAAATGTTGTATCAAAATCAATATAATCAACGGCTTGCCCCCAATCCAACTGCTGTTGTAAGGCAGTTATCCGGTTAAAGTACAGCCGTAGGATGTTGTTAAGTTGGTCTTGGTACTGCCGACTATATTGCTCTGTTGCTTGGGGCAACGCAGGCGGGGCGAGCTGATTAAGATCTTCTTCGGAAGTAATAAGTAAAGCCATTACCGCCTCCCGTCTGAACGCATGTCGATACGGGGAGTGCCTAACTGCCAAGTAACCCCAATTTCGCTAGATTCTATCTTTATAGCTAGCTGCCGTCCACGTACTCTGGTGAATATCTGTCCTGTAAACTGTTCTATAGGCAACGTAGCAGTTCGCGTTATCCCTGCGCTGTTATCGCCCCCTACAGAAGCGGGGTTGTTATACCCAGAACCAGAATTCTGCATTGGCAGTAGGGTCATAACAGCGCTAGGGTTACCTATTTCAGAGCCATCAAACGTTATATCCGGTAGTATACGCCAAATAAACGCAAATTGGTGTCCATCCTCTAGGTCAAATTGTGCGGAAGACACATACGCAGGTATAGCCACTGTGGTAGCGGTTTCGTTGTCGTCAACGCCCTGTTCGTGGTTGACTAAGTTGTTACTGTATGTAGCGCCTAACGGGTGTGATCTTAGCCCAGAGTCAAGCCATGCGGTACGGTTCATAGTTCCGTAGTACCATACCTGCTCTATGTAGTTATACACTACGTACCTGTCTGATATATTAGAATCTTTAGAACAATACCACCACCAAATTTCGTGGTAGGACTCGTTTGTACCTGCGAATACTTGCTCGTATTGTTCTTCGTTAAAGTCATTAAATATGAACTTACGGAGGTCACATATTAAGGATTGCGTACGGCCATCGTACATATAAAATTTATCTTTACCCATCCAATAAGCTACCCCATTGGCGTAAGCTACCGCGTTTTGACTTGCAATAGATATGTTTTCCCCCACAAGTTGCGCTGCCCAAACAGCGGGTGCGCCTACATACTGCATGGAATACAATGCGGAATCTGACCACACTAATACTTCTTGTCGAGATTGTTTAGCAGTTATAATCTGGGTTCCGTTGGACAACACTAGATCCCCTGCTTGATTAGTAGCAGAAGGCGACCAATTAGTGGCATCTTCTTGGTCTGACCAACGCACTAGCATAGGATTGATAGTGGCAGAAGCAAGCTCATTAGCCCCAAAAGCAAATACAAACCTATTAATATCCGATACTAGTATTAGTTTCTGGGACGTTGGTACTTCTGTACCTGCTAAGAGCACCGCCCTTGTGCCTAGCCCCAACGTAGCGTCCCATAAGTATATAGCTCCATTACGAGGCCCAAAAATTAAATCTTCCCCAAAGTTAGCTTGACTCCAAACGCGAATAGCATCAGTAGATGTAGCACCAACACCCCACGTACCGGAACTCCAGCTACCCGCTCCCCAACCTACTAAAGGAACAACGAACGCGGGGCCGGTGTTTATTTGATACGCTGCCGTTACTGTACCCCCACCAGTAGCACTTGATCCCGCGTTAGTGCCGGCATCTATGGTGTAAACGTTGGGTGTAACAGTTTCAACCAGTTGGTATTCTGCATTTAGGGTTAAACCCCCTACGGCACTTGCCCCACTAAAGGTAACAAAATCTCCGTCAGTATACCCCCCACTTGCGTCTGTAACTTCTACTATGGGTGACCCACTGGTGGTCTCGAAAGGGTTAGTTAGTACTACAGTTGCCCGTAACGGCGTTATGTCGTTGTATGCCCCACCATTCTCTATGTAGAACTTTAGGTTAGTCCCCACACCGATTAAATTCTGACTGCCAAGGGTTACCCAGTTCCACAGAGAACGGCATACCCCCAGAAAAGTAGTATCCGATATACGCTGCCACCCACCTATCTTTTCAGGCGTACCTTGGCGAAACCTTATTTTATCGCAGTCGTACCAACCACCTTCACTAGTATATCGAGTGTTTTCTCGGTTTATCCCTGCCTTTAATTGTAGTTTTTTAAGCGGCATACATTACCTACTAGTCTTTTTGGGTCAATCAAGAGCGCCATTTCTTATGATAAGTTCTTCTTCTGTTTTGTCAGCAGTCATAAGGTAAAAGTTTTCAATCGCTT